TGCAGGTACATTTGGAATATTTTGTTCGCCCATTCCTCTATATCTAATTGTTTGACCGTGTTCAACACCTTTAGGTATATCAACAGTAACTACTTTAGTTCTTCCTGTTGGAAGTTGTATTTCCATCCCTATAGTTTTACCACGCAACACATCTTCTAATGTTACATCTACAGCAACATTAATAGGACGGTTGACCGGTCTTCTTGCACCGCCTTGTCCAAAAAACGAACTGAATATATCATCCATCCCGCCACTAAATGGCGAACCATTAAAATTAAACTCAAAATTCTGAGAATTATATCTACGTTGATTAGGATCAGTAGTTCCGAACTGATCATACATCTGTTTCTTTTGCGGATCGTTAAGAGTTTGGTATGCTTCGTTTATTTCTTTAAACTTAGAATCGTCACCTCCTGTACGATCAGGATGGTGGGACATTGACTGTTTTTTGTAAGCCTGTTTTATTTCTTGTTGGCTTGCATTTCTGCCAATGCCTAGTGTTGAATAATAGTCCATAATATTAAAGCATCCTCCTTAAGCAATGCTCTAGTATTTAATCTATTTTAGTCGGGTGCGGAAATTTTCTACTTATCTGATTTTTTAGAAGTACCTGTGTACAATCCAAACCAAGCAGCACCAGCACCAACTACGATACTAATTAAACCTGATTGTTCCATTGTAGGTGTAGGTAAGTTCATGTACCAAATAACACACTTGTATAATAATACAATGTAAACAGTTAAGAATAGTCTTGGAAAAATTCTCCAAGCATCAACTGCTTTTGCCATATGGATAAGTCCTTGGTAAGGATTTTTTGAACTGTCAGTAGTAGTTGTGTCTACTTCTAAATCAATTTGTACGCTCTTTTTAATTGGATCGCTCATTATGTTTCTACCCTCTTTGTTTTATATACGTATTTATTCAGTTGTGGCTTCTTTTTCGCCTTCATAATATTCACGATACTGTTCAAGTGTTAATCCTTGTTGTATCATATAAGCACGTATTTGTGCGAAGTTTTTAGATAATAATTCGTAATCTTCGTCACTTAAACCAAATAGTACAGGGTCTTTGCCTTGCTCTTTAAGTTTAGCAAAAACTTCTTCTGCATTTTCACTAGTAATAATCACCCATTTAATTTCTTCTAATTTAGGTGTTTCTGGATTAGGAAGATTAAGAGGTGCTCTTTCTACTTCTGTCTTGAATACATCTAACTTAGATACCGTACTACAACTAGTAAGGAACGTAGTTAGGATTAGCAAGACTAGGACACTCTGAATTGATCTCAGATTTCTTAGTAGCATTTCTTTCTTTCTCCGTTAATGGTGCGCCCATAGCAATTTCTACGCAACGCATTGCTTTTTTAGTAGCATTGTTTATTACACGTTCGACCGATTTACTTCTTTCTTCGGCAAGTTTTCCTATATCACGGACCTCACCTTTTCCGTTTATCTTATTAAAACGTTCGTCAAGTGCTGCAAATTCAGTTTTTAAAACTCTATTCTGATCTTCAAGTTCTTTATTAGCAGACAATATAGCAGTAAAATCTTTTTTCTGTTGTTCAATTACAAACTGTTGTTCAGACACACTGTCTAATAGTTTAGCATTATTTGCTTCACTAGTTGCAAGATCAGACTTTAATGTTTTTACATACAAAAAGCCTCCGCCTGCACCTGCCAACATAATTACAACCATCGCTATTTTAATTGATCCAAACATTATGCTTCCACCAGTTTAATAAAGTCACCAACAGTTTGAACGTTGGCTTCGTCTTCTTCTGAAATTGTTACACCTGTTGCCTTTTGAATAGCAACTGCTAACTCAATGATATCAAATTCGTCAGCACCTAAATCGTCCATTAAATTTGCTTCTGGTACAACTTTAGATTCATCAATACCTAAGTGTTCTGCTACTGCTTTAATTACTTTGCTCATCTACTTCTTCCTCTTGGTAACGTGGATACGTACAAACAACTATTTCTATTGGCTTGTTGTCTCCGTCCATAAATGTTTCGATTAATCTGCCTTCGTGTGCTCTTCCACAATTTTGACAAATAAGCATTAGTCTAACAGTTTTTCCAATGTTGCAGGACCAGCAATGCCATCAGCAACTAAGCCATTTGACATTTGCCATTGCTTCAATGCACGTTCAGTGCCAGGACCAAAGTCACCGTCAGCGCCAATACCTAATGCTTCTTGCATCATCTTAACACCTTCGCCTTTACATCCTTTACGTAGTACACCGATATCATCAACATCAATGTGTCCTTCGTCTGTACCTAAATCGTCTGCATCCATACCTAATACTTTAAGTGCGTGTGCATAACGCTTTTGTCTATCTTCTAAACCAATGTTACCGCCATTGATTTTTTTAGTCATTTTAACAACATTGTCTGTATCAGCAATATCGTTAAGTTTAGTTGTGTCCCAGAACCAACAAGCACTTTCAATTGCACCTGCAGGAGTTGCAACATAATCTGATGCTTCCTCTGCTGTCTTACCAATACTTTCGCCAAACTTTGTATAATTGTAACGACCAGTAAGTTGTTTTAGTCCACGTCCACGGAATCTCCATCCGTCACCTTCGTTAACATTACCCATCTTGTATTTGCGATATGTGTCATTGTATACACGATTAGCAATCATTTCTGGGTTACGAGCATACTCTGCTGCATCTGCTTTTGGAGCATCGCCAAAGTAACGACCAAATACTGCACGTAATGCTTTTTCACTGTAGTTTAAATTCTCTTCTAATTTTTTAAAGCCTGCACTTTCGTGAGCGCACTGACTTAGAAAGTGTGCTACTCTACGTTCTGTTGTAATACCATACTTAGGTAATAGTTCACATAGCGCATCATACCAGTTATCAGGATTATCAGAAATAATCTCTCCTAGGTGCGCTTTAGTAAATTCAAACTCAAAACTCATTTTGTATCCTTTAATTTTAGAACCATTGTTTTTGATTCATTAGTAAACAAAAAGTTGTCGCCGTATTTTTGTATGTTATAGTCTCCCATAACTTTAGTTAACCAGAAAGTTTCTGCTGTAGCATTATCATCTACTTGAATATCTTCCATACCTTCAATTAGTTTATCATCACCTTCTTGAACAAGTTCAAACTCAACTTTGATATCAAATGGTTTAATTATTGTTATTTTGTTATTTTCTAAAACTAAATCATCCATTAGTGTCTTAGTAAAGAAACTTTTAACTTCGTCAGTTCTAAATTTAGTCATAACCTGTTCGTACATTTTCTTATTTGACGGAATCTTTTTCAAATTTTCTGTAGTAGCAGACATTGAATCTTTATTTTTATAATACTTGAATTTCCAATCTAAAATATTTGTTAACTTGCTTACACCAAAAACCATTTCCATAATATTTTCTGCTAGTTTGCTATTTCTTTCTACTTCAACAAAAATAGAATATTCACCATCTTTGTTTTCACCTGCACTTACATCTGCATCTAGTACAAAAGGATATCCTTTTTCAACAAACTCCATAAAGTCTTTTGCTGGGTTTCTGTCTTTTGCTTGGAATGTTATTACACAAACATCTGGGTCTTCGCCCATTTTTGATTTAAACGTATCTACTTCCATTATAGGATAAAACATATCCTCTAGATCGTTTTTTCTTAAACCTTCTTTTAATACTTTACTGTTATTCATCTGGTGTTCCTTGTGCAGTTTGGTCAACTGGTTCTGGATTTTGTGCTTGTACTGAATTTGATAATATATCTTGTACTTTGTTCTTATCTAAATTTGTATAACCCCTGTCAACATTTTTCATTAATGCTTTAGGCATTTTAATCTTTACCAACCATACCTGATTGTAATCAACTTTACCTTTTCTTGTACCTGGACGTATATCATCTGGTGTTTTAATTCTTCTTACATTAGCCATAGCAGTTTCAGCATAAGAAACTTTACAACCATACTCCATTAATCTCTTACCGCCTGCAGGCTCTGGCATTTTATCATTAGGCCACATAAATGTGCATGTAATAAAATATCTATCTTCTTTAGGTCCTTCTGCTAATTCACCATCGATCCAATTGTCGAATACGTAAAGGTCAAGTTCATCAACAACACGCTCAAAGTCCTTTAATAGGTTTAAACTGTTGTTAGAACCGTAAATTTGTTCTATATTTGATATAATGTCTTTAATGCTGGCCATGTTAGTCTCCACAAGTATTTATCGTTTTCTAAATGTTATACTATTATTTTCTTTTTACGAACTTAAATAATAGTATGTTCGATAACGGACTTTTGACAATCTATACATACCCACACTCCGTTGTTGAGCATATTTCACTAACGGAGGAAAACCCCTAATATGAAAAGAAAAAACAAAGCCCACGCGGCACATAACTCAGCGTATAACAACATAGTTAACATAAACTCGCATAAATCACAGCGAAAACAAGTAGTTCCTAAGAACTTAAATCAAAAATTTTACCTACAAAAATTAGACAGCAAGGATAAGCATATAGTATTTGCTATAGGCCCTGCAGGCACGGGTAAAACAATGATTGCAGTCCAATGGGCAATTAATGAATTTCGCGATAAATCATGTGATAAAATTGTAATAACTAGACCTGCAGTTTCAGTAGACGAAAGTCACGGTTTTTTGCCTGGAGATCTAAATGAAAAGATGGCACCGTGGACTCGACCTATTTTTGACGTTTTTTCAGAAAACTTTTGTCAAGCAGAAGTAGAAAGACAAATAAGAGAAGGAGTAGTTGAAATTGCTCCATTAGCATATATGAGAGGCAGAACATTTAAAAACTCCGTAATTATTGCGGATGAAATGCAAAACGCAACACCTAGTCAGATGAAGATGCTGTTAACTAGGTTAGGGGAAGGATCTAAGATGATTGTAACCGGAGACTTACATCAGGCAGACAGGCCAAGTAACAACGGTTTATTAGAGTTCCTTGAGTTGTATAACAACTTTAGTAATCATCAATATCTTGATATCTGTGAATTTACAAGAGCAGATGTAGAAAGACACGAAGCAGTGAAAGAAATTTTAAGTATATACGGCGACAACTAAGAGTTAACTTTTCTTGTAAGACTGGTAGATCTAATCTATCAGTTTTGCAGGAATTGCCTTAAACAATTTTGTCTTATTTTCTTTGTAGTTCTCTTTTGCGAAGTCTACATAGTTTTCCATAGGCGGCTGTTCATCTGCGATGTTAGGCCAGTTACCGTCTGTGCTAAAATAAAGATTGTGTTTGTACCACGGATCGTTTTCATCGTCTGTTTGAAAAATTGCATCCTCAGGACATTCAGGAATACAAACACCACAATCAATACACTCTTCCGGATTAATCACTAGCATGTTTTCACCTTCGTAGAAACAATCTACAGGGCAAACACTTACACAGGTTGTGTGTTTACAATTTATACATTTGTCATCTACTAAGTGTGCCATGTTATACCATCCAGTTCCATATTGCTCGTAACCCTAATAACAAGTACATTCCTTCCATTAATGCTCTAGGAATATCTTTATCTTTTATACCAAAGTAAATCCACATGGTACAACTTACACAGGCAACTGCCCAGCCTACCCATTGTGTTTCTGTATTAGCATTTGAAAGAATAAACGCAGCAATAATTGCTAGTAAAAAGCCTACCCATCTAGGCCCATCGATGTTGTGATAGTATCTAATTTTCATAGTCTTCCTAACTTAATTAATACTGCTGCTAGATTAATTTCCGGATCAGCAACTAATGTATGATCTACTAATCCTTGTTTAATTACTAGTACCGCAGTGTCTTGTTTTGCTTCATCACCAAAGATTGAAATGTTATCATATAGCCAACGATATACTTCTTCCATTTCTTCAGCACGTAGTTTGCCACAAAGTAATTGTCTTGCTTCACTAATCTTGCCAGCCTTAAATAGTTCAACCATATCAAACTTCCAGTCTGCTTCGCCTTCATCACCTTTACTAGGAGCATGTAGTTTAGCATCTGTAACGTTTTGCTGCACCATGTTAATACATTTACGTAAGTCTGGATACGTAGCCTTTACATAAAGATCTAATGTTTCTAAATCAATATCAACTTGTTCCTCAACTAGTATTGTTGCAACACGAGCAGTAAACTCTGTTTGATCAATACGCTCCATATGATAGCCTTGACACCTACTGTGAATAGCAGGAATAATTCTATTAGGATAATTGCAAGTTAAAATAAATCTTGATGTCATATGATACTCTTCCATAACACCACGCAATGCTGCCTGTGCGTTCGGCGACAAGTAATCAGCCTCATCAAGTAGCACAACCTTAAATGGACCAAATGGAATCATTTGCACAAAGTTTGTAATCTTATTTCTTACTTCATCTACACTGTTTGTTCTACTAGCATTAATTTCTAGTACATCAAACTCTTCAATTCCAAGTTCATTTATAAGAATCTTTGCCATAGTAGTTTTACCGATACCGGCTGCACCACTAAACAATAAATGAGGAATACTCTTTTCTTTTACCCAAAGTTTTGCTTGTTTGCGTTGATGTTCATCTCTAAAAACATAACCATCTAAGTTCTTAGGACGATATTTTTCTACCCATAGTTCTTTCATTTTGCCTCACTTATACGTTTTCTTAATCCACTTGTACTAAATGAATGTTGTCTACTATTATAATACAATTCTATGCCTTTGTCAACACATAATTGTTTGCCTGTAAAATCTTTAGTTTTATATTCTTCACCAATAAAACGTACATCAATCTTATAGGTTAACAATATATCAACAAGATCCTGTTCTGTAGCATAAGGAATAATTTCGTCAATATACTTACAGCCTTCTAGTTGTACATATCTTTCAAATACACTTTGGATTGGTTGATTTTTTTCTGGTCTATCTATAGTAGGATCTGTTTGTATTCCAACTATCATAAAGTCACAGTTGTTTCTTGCTTCTTTTAACATAGCAACATGCCCACTATGGAACAGATCAAATGATGATGCTGTAAATCCTACTTTCATGCGCCAGTGCCTCCGGGCGGTACTAAGTCAGGCGTAATACAATGTAATGCAACGTATCCAGGATACAAATTGTTTGCTGTAGCAATGCCTTGCTCACAGTTTGCGAACTGGCCCACCTTAACAATATCCCATGGTTGGTACGCCATAGTCATCCAAATATATACTACAAATATCTTCATACAGTTCTACCTCCGTCAAATACGCATACAAAATAAAGTTCTTCATTGTCTGCGTGTACACGATGAAAGACACCGTCTTCAATTAGCACAGTATCACCTGCTTCAACATTATGTGTTACATCATCTAGTTCTATTGTACCAGTACCTTCTAAGAACATATACACTTCTTCTTGTCCTGCATGTTTGTGTCCTGATGTACTTTTTCTTGGATTCAGCCTAGTACTACTTACAACTAAATTTTTCAAGAAGGTATTATCCTTAACAATATAACGATCGTCGGACTTTACAACTATACCTTCTATGTTAGAGTGTTTAAACTTCACGATCTAAAGATCACCTTCTTTTCTGTTTTCAGAATAATGTACATCAAACTCACCGCCTGGATATCTTGCTTTAAGTTTGTTTACATTTTCTTCTATTACTTCATTAGGATCCAACCCAAGAGCACGGCAACTATTAATCCAATACCACATAATATCACCAAGTTCTCGTTTGCAATGAAATACAGTTTCATCGTCCAAAGGTTTACCTTGGAAGATACATTTTTTAACAATTTCACTAAACTCTCCTCCTTCTGATGCAATACCAATTGCACCTGTTAATAATAGAGATGTTTTTACATTAGGATTATTTGCTTCAATATCCTTTGCTCTATAGAACATCTCTGATAGTTGATCACTTTCTTTGCTTGTTACTTCTTGTACAAAGTCTTTGTACTTGTTTAAATCTACTTGTGTCAAGATTCTCTCCTCTATTCTAATTTATATTATATACTATCTGTTTACTATTGTCAAGAGTTATACTAAATATTTTTATAACATTCGTTATCAAAAAGGAGAATCCCATGATTACAAATCTTAACGTAAACCTAGAAGTAGGCCAAGAAATCCTTGTTGGAAAGAACAACGACAAGGCAAAGATTACCAAAATTGAATTCCATCCAAAATCAGGGGAAGTGATTATAAACACTACTAAAGGGCCTAGGAAGGCTTTGACTTTTAGATTATGTCCAGAAACAGTATATAGTTATTAATTATTCGGCGCCGAACATACCGGCGTCAAACGTTGCTTTAGATCCGTCTGAATACTCTTGACCGAAGTACGCTAAGTCCTTAGGCTCTTCATCTTGCCATGCAAGTATCGAGTCCAACTCAATTTTTTGAATTTCTACTTCTTTGCCGTGTTCGTCTGTAACTTTTAGTTTACGTGTCCAACGACCGTGTGCGATTAAAATCCAATCGCCTACATCATACGGATCTTTATTTTCGTGTCCTTTAGAATATACTTGTGCCCAACGAGGTTTTACACCGTGTGCCTTGGCGTCATCAGATCCAATAATGATTCCGCCTGCTGTCGTTGTTTCACCAAAGTGCATTTTATGCACTAATACATCACTACGGATAGCAGTAATTTTACCTTTGATCATGTGCTGTAGCCTTTCTATGATTTTTTAGATCTATTTACAACTTCTTCTTGAATTGCTCTAGGGTTTTTATCATAGTAATCTTTTAAGATTTCTTCTCTAGTTCTTACTACTTTACCGCCCTTACCAATTTCATCACCGCGAGCATTTACTTTCATATTACCAACTGCTGGTAATGTTTCATTTTTAAGATTAAGTTTTTCCATATCAATCTCTTTGCCGCGCATACTTTTAATTGTTGTCATTTTAGTCTCCTTATTTAAAGAACTCGTTTAGTGGTATATCGTATTTAATCGGATCGATCTTATGGACCCCTAATATGTGAAGCACAAGACTTGAAACACTTGATCCTCTACCTACACCCCATACGATATCATTTTTTCTTAGTGTGTCTATTATATATTTTACTTGTTTCAGTAACATTGTAAGATTTCTATCTTCAAATTCTTTTAGTTCAATGTTAGCCCTTTTTATATATTCGTCTGTTTTACACTGCATAATAACGAATTTTTCAATATCCATTTCTTTATAACTGTCGGGCATGAACCAATTATCTGTATTTAATTTAGATTTTGGCTTTGGATAGTCTAGGAATTCTGTTTCTATTCTTTCTAGATATAGACTAGCATCGTCAATAACACAGTGTTCCAGTATTTCTGGCCCGTGTTTCTTGATACCTTGTATTACTTCTTTTATATTATTAGTCGACATTTATAAGTTGATCCAAATCCTTGTCTTGATCATTTGTTTTTATAGGTTGCATTGCTCTTCTGCGTAATTCATCTCTATATATTGTAACAAATGTTTGGAGTTGTGTCAACAGTTGTCCATTGCCTAAACGTGCGGCTTGGGTATATTTTTTGCCCAATTCGGATATTTTCTGTGTTAATTCAGTTTCAGTAAGTTGTTTTGGGTCTTCTTGGAATGGGTGAAACATTATGCAAATGCGCCGATATATCTCATGTATATAACCGCAGTGCTGTGTCTAAATACTTCAACGATAACTGGATCAGTTGCTGAAGTTAATGTAAGTACTGGAGATCCGCTTGCATATCCTGGAAAATCTTTGCTTTTAATAATTGTACCACCGGAAGTTAAAAAGTTTACAGTTCTTGAAGAACCATCACTGTATAATTCAAGTGTTACTTTGCCCATACCGATCGGAGTTGCTTCTCCTGTATACACAGGATCTCCTGGAAAATTTAAGAAGTCTATGGAAATATTGCCACCTACTCTATAAATTTGGTAGTCACCATTTTTGTAATCAATAGTAGTAGGTGAAGCATCAACTGCTCCTCCGTCAAATTTACCAATTCTATTATTAATTAAAACAGCATTTGAGATATTGTTTAATTCAAAATCGTTTGCTTCATCCCTATACGCAGCATTTGTAAGGACATCTGTAAGTTCATCTTTAGCATTTCTAAGACTTGTTTTAATTGTGTCTGAATTATCTCTAAAAACTTGTGTATCGTTATCCTGCCCAGCAACTGGGAAGTTTTCATTTATACTTAGATAGTTTATTAAACTGTTGTTCGATCTTGCCACGTTATTATCTCCGTTGTATTCAGTATGTATTTATCATATTACAAACTAGCTCGGAATATTTTTCTGAGCAAAGGGTTTATCTTCAGTAGATTTATGTGCTAAATTAGCATGATTTGTAATTTTATCTTGCGGAAACTGTATATAAGTATCCTGTATTTCTCCGTTTAGTATATCAATAATGTATCTATCAGCAGTAAAATCTATGGTTTTAAAGTCAAATGCACTTGATTTAATTCTACTTATTACTGTATCTGCTCTGTTAGGTTTAGTATAACAAAGCACAAGTGCTTTTGTGAAACCAAGTTCATACGTACTTGTTTGCTGTATACTTCTCATCCATAAAGGTAAAAATTCTCTATCTCTTTCTCCTATAGCAGATAATCTTTTTCTCATATTTTTGACTGAATTAGGAAATACTCGTTGCAAATCTGCATCACTTGCATATGGAATATCACTATCTATAGTAATATTGTCATAACTTACAAGAACTTTACTATTGCTGTTATTTGGTAAATTAATTTCATCTGATATACTTTTACCATTTTTTTCGTAATCATCAACTAGATCAACATATACTACTTCATATAGTACTTTTTGTGTAATTGGGTCTTTGGCTTGGGCTTTTTTTATTGCTCCAAACGTAAATCTTTTATTATAATGATTTCTACTTAATGCTTGTACTACTGGTGTAGCAGCAGTGCTTTCTATACCTGCAAAAATTAAACTTTTAATTTCGGTCTGGACACCAAAATTAGTATCACCGTATCTATATACATCGTTAGAAGGAAAAATAGTTGCGTCAGTTATAAAGTTAAACCATGAAAGTCTTTTATTTTTATTTTGAAACGCTTTAACAAAAATATTAGCAAAAGACTTTTGACTGTCTGCAACAACCTTTACTGTAAATTTTCTTGTATCTTTTGCCAACCCAGATGAATCAGATGCTTGTACACTAAATGTATATAATTTATCATATGTGGTACCGATACCATCAAAGGTAGTATTGTACGTAATAGTTCCTGTTGAATCAACTTCACTACTATCTCTATCAAAAAATCTAGTCAACCCTTCTTGATCACTATCTGAAAACTGTGTTACTTTGCCTGTAATGTTTCCATTGGATAAGAAAACTAATCCCGGAGGTAACTCACCTGATGTAATACTATAACTAACTCTTCCACCATACAAAAGACTTGTTGCTTCTACTGCTAATTTACTAGGCTGATTCGGTTTAATAATTCCTAAGTCTGTACCTGTAATCCATTGGATAGAACTTTCTATTTCACCTATTAAATCTACAGTGAAAGTTTTATCTGATGTTCCTACACCTAATTCCCAATAAGAACTATTTGCTTCATCTGGTAATTGGTTAATGTTAGGTTCTTTACATACATAAACAAAACCGCCATATCTAACTGCTTCGTTTGCTTCATAGAATCTTATCGAACTCCAGTCACCTACAAGCGTGTAATCTTGTTGTGCTATACTTGCAGGAAAATTAACTGCTTTCATAGTAAATTGATAAGTTGTAGTTACAGCAGCCTGGTATGGAACTTTGCCTGCTAGTTCACCTGTAGTTGTATCTATAGTAAGTCCTGGCGGCAATGTACTAGGAGTTCCATCAGGATTATTGTCTACTATAAAATAACTGATTACTCCTGACAGTGTTAGTGGATCGTATACATCAAGGAATAATGTTATGTAATTATTTGCTCTATATCTACCAAGATATGAATCTGTAATCCATAACGGAACTCTATCACTTGTTGTATCTGCTTGAAATAGATTAGTATCAACTTGTACTAATGTATTATCTGCTTTTAAAAATTCTTCTGATACTACATATATTTTAAATATTCTGTTTACAGCATTCAATCCATCTGTAATTGCAATACCGAATGTATAAATCCTACTTAATTTTTTAGGAACAATTCCTTGCTCACCGTAGTCGTAATATTGATTATCATAAAAGAATGAATCAAAACCTAAACTATTATTCTTTGCAATGTCTAGAGGTGCTGTATCGAATGAAGCAGTATCGTATGCTCCAGTAATTGATGTAGCATAGTCTATTGCAGGTATTGGCTGTGTAAAGCCACTTATACGTCCTGTCTTAGAAAGTTTTAATCCATAAGGTAATATTCCGCTATTAGGTACCAAATAATATTCTAAGGTTTCACCTGCTACAGAATCATTATCTGTTGCTTCTAATTGGAAGTCTACCTGGGCATCATCCATAATAAAATAAGCCTGACCAGGTCCTACGTTTAAAAATCCTTCTTTGGTAATCCATTCAGGAATATCTGCACCAGTTACGCTTATTTTAAATGTTCTATCTTTTTCTTTATCGTTATCGTCTGCACGAATAACAAATCTGTATTCTGTAAATTTTGTTACTTCAGCAGGTGACCCTTTTATAACATTTCCTGATATTATCATACCACGAGGAAGTTCACCTGCGATTACAGAATATTGAATTGGATTGCTAGTATCTGTTGTTGCTTCTATAGAGACTGAGGTAATAATTCTTTCTTCAAGTGTTCCTAGGTCTCCTGCTGGCGTTGTCCATGTCACTGCCATTTGTGGTTATCCTCCTAGGTTAGATCGCCACAGTCGAGGTCGATATCTGATGTAAATGTTAGTGTTCCAAAATCTATATTTGCTGTCTGCATTGCTAACTGTATTGCGTTTTGATATACTCCATTGATTGAGCCAAAATCATAAGTTTGCAAATATTCAGTTACAGGAATTACTGTTTTAAAATTGACAGAACTTCCAGACGTTGTTACTTCTATATCTTTTAAACCGGTTTCTGAACCTGGTGCTGCTATTCCTTGTAGTGTGATTTGTTCGTGAGTTGACGCTAACATGCTACCGCTATCAGTGTCAAATCTTATAAACGCATCTTCCTGTGTAGTGTTAACAGTAAGAAAATCTGCAGATTCTTCAATTAATATTTTAGTTCCACTTACAAGAGATTTAAATTGTAAATCGTTATTTAATTTCTGTTTAAATACACCTGCACCTAACCCACTGTTTGACGCTGTTATAGTAAGCCCTGTATTAAGTTCAGAAAAGTTAGCATTTACCTTTAGAAACGCTGTTCTTAGATCATCACCTAATCCGTCGTTTACTAAATTTCCTACATTAATTGTTTGTATTGTTGCCATTTTTCTTTCCTATATGTATATTTAGTGGAGATCCGCCCACCCTGCTGTGCTATCATTATTAGCATCTGCAGCATAACCTTGAAACTTTCCTGATGTTGTATTATAAACCATCATACCAAAAACTGGTGTAAGAGCATCTATCTCAGTCTGTGTAAGTTGCGGTGGACCAATATATACTTCATCAAAGTTTTGATTGATTTTGTTAAAGGCAGTACGTAGATTATCGCCTGTTCTATCGTTTGCGCTAGAGCCAATGTTTACTGTTAGTTTTGCCATCTATCCGCTCCTATACCCAACCGCCGATTGCAATTTTGCCCCAGCCCGCACTCTTGCGGACATAGACATAATTGTCATCAACTCTAATTTCACCTACTGGTGCTGCTTCTGTTTCTGAAGCCGGAGCCGCTGCACCTGGTGCAATAGTTCCTAACACTGTACCTTCTTCATTAATAACTACAGATGAGTCATCACTAAACACTGTTCCTATAAATGATCCTCTAATATTGTCTGATTCAACTGGACCTACAATTTTACCTTCAGCACCATCTACTAGTTTTGTACTGTCATCGCCAAATACTGAACCTGTTAAGTCTCCAACAAATCCAGCAGCAGTAATAACTGTGTTTACAGGACTGTTAATGTTAATACCGTTTGTAGCAGTAAGAGCAATAGTTGTAGTCGCAAAAATATCAACATCTATTCCAGAACTTAAACTAAGACTACCATCACCTGAATTAATCG